ATAATATTACGAAGCTTTGATTCTCCTATATTTGAATATTGCATAGCTTCAGGTATAGTTAGAAGAATCTTATCTTTAATTTCGACTTCCAAAAAATTCACCTCTTACTGCTTACCAGAACTTCCGAAACCACCTCTGTCAGTATCATCCAAATGCTCAATTTCCTCGAATTCAATTTCAGGTTGGATCTTATTGATTCTAAACTGACAAATGCGGTCATTCTTATTTATAGTAGTATCTTCCATAGCAATTACAGGATAAAACCACTGATCGTTTTCTCCACTATAGCTGTTGTCAATCACTGCAAAACTATTTGTCTGTAGCACTTTAGAATTCTTATATGTACTACTTCTTGGTACAATATTCGCCTCATATCCATCTGGCAACTTCATTCCAACTCCTAATGGAATTAAATGAAACTCGCCTTTCTTTAGATGTACTGTTTCGGCACTTCTGAGGTCAATCCAGTTTGATTTATTACCACCTATATATTTTATCCTTTCAATATCATTGTCAAAGTACTTAATTTTAATGGTTTCCATATTGTCTCCTTTTCTTTTTCTTTACCTCTTGTTTTCATACATAATATTCCTAATAGCTTCTACGCACTGATCTAATTTTTTATCTGTAATATATGGTTTTATATTTTCAATATTTGTACCAGAGCAATCTATGCAACAAGCTATTCCAATTATAGCTGCATCTTTTGGATCAAAAATTGATAACTCTTCTTTTCCGTTATTGAGTTCATCTGCTAAAAGAGATATTAATGAAGATATTTCTTTTCTCCTAGAAAATATAATACTTTGAATTTCAGGTAGTTGATTCAGCTCAGAATAAGCATTTCTTAATTGACATAGATATGATTGAAGAGCCATTAATAAATATTGCTTTTGACCAAGGCTAATTCTCATACTTATATTCTCCTAATTTATTCATCTACGAAGGCTTCAACAAACATAAGGCTAAGTTTTAATCTTATGTCATCAAGTTCCTTTCTTTTAATTTCAATGGCATTTTTAATAGTGGGATCATATTGTAATGAATTCCCAATAGTACCAAGTTTACACCAATATTCTTGTACTGCCACGTCTAATAATTGGACTTCTTTCTTATCTAGTTTCGTCATATTATTTATTCTCCTATGTATCTAAATTCCTGTATTCTTTATTATTAAATTTATTTTAGTTAGAGCAGTTGTTAATTCCGCACAATGCATGTCCATTTTTTCATACGATTCTTGCCATTGCTCGCAAAAACGGATTATTGTCTCTATGTCTTTATCATCTCCATATTTATCTTTTAAATTTTCAATTGCGATAGCATAATCTTCTCCATCTACTATATAATTACTCATATATTTAA